TCAGCTCGCAGCCTTTCGCTCCTGCACACGCAGCGCCCAGATTATCCCCAGACTGCTGCCGGCCACCAGCGCAGCCCCGAGGAAAATATTCTGCATGCCGATCCAGGCCGCCAGTACACCCATGACAAGACCCGACATTCCCAGTGCAAGGTCGAAGAACATGGCAAAAACGCTCAGACCCGAACTGCGATTGGCCACACCCACCCTGGACACGACCGCCACACCCAACGCCGGATAGAGCAAGGATAGGCCGCACCCGGTCAGGGCCGAGCCGGCCAGTGCCGCACCCGGCGTTTCAGCCAACCAGAGCATCAACAGCCCGAGTATTTCCACCACCAGACAAGCCAATGCAACCGAGTAGCCGCCCACGCGATTGATCAGATTGGGACACAGCAAGCGCATGCCAATAAAGGCGAAGGCGAAAGCCGTCAGACACCAGGCAGCGCCCTCCCAACCGCGCGCGCTGTAATACAGGGCGATAAAGGCGGTCAGGGTTCCGTAACCGACTGTGGCGAACGCCAGGCTGAAACCGGGCGGCGCCACACGCCACAGCACCTTGCCAAAGGGTAGTCGCGCACCGGGATTGAGTGGCGCATCGCCTCGGCGCCATGCAAGCCACAGCCCCGCTGTCGCCAACAGCATGGTGACTGCGCCCAGGCTCCACACGCCCAGGGATTGCACCAGCAACACACCTATCGGAGCGCCAATCCCCACACCTCCGTAGGCTGCGATGCCGTTCCAGGAAATCATCCGTGCGGTGCTGTGCGAGCCGAGCCGGGCGATCCCCCAACTGATTGCCGAGATACCGATCAGGCTCTGCGCGAAGCCGAGAACCAGACGACTCGCCAGCATCGCGCCGAGACTGAGCGACGGCCAGGGCTCCAGCAGCGCCGCAGCCAACAGCAGCACACCACTGAGCAGACCAGACGCCATGCCTGCCAGCACGGCTTTCCTCGCTCCTTGCTCATCCACCAGCCGCCCCGCGCGCGGGCGACAGAGCAAGGTGGCCAAGTACTGCACCCCAATCACGACCCCTGCCGTCATGGTGCTGAAACCAAGGCTTTCATGGATGTACCCCGGCAGTGAGGCCAGAGGTATGCCGATGGAAATGAACGAAATGAAACTGAAAACCACCAGCGAGAGGATGAAGAACGTGTCCCTTGCAGGTGATTTCACAGCGGACATCGATACGCCTGCCTGAAGTTGGATGGGTGACCGGATGAACAATATCCCAGGCGGACTTTCCATGCTGCAGAAACGACGAAGGCCCCGTAATACGGGGCCTTCGGTTCGCGATATGGCGGAGGAGGTGAGATTCGAAATCACCGCCTACCCCGTTGCATGACGCATAAATCGGGCGTTTCAGGTTTCAAGGTGGCGATTTGGGAACGGTTTGGGAACGTTTCGGGAACACCGGAAGCGCAGAGGCCGCGGAATTCGCGGCCTGCAGCGGGATTTGGCGGGGAATGGAGCGTTACAAGCCGAGGCGCTGCTCGATGATGCTGGTCATGTCCGTGGCGTCCTGGTTGATCCACCTGCCGTAGTGCCGGAGGATCATCGCCGTTGAGGTGTGGCCCATCTGCGCGGCGATCCAGTCGATGGGTACCGCGCAGCTGGTCAGCATCTGGCTGGCGAAGGTGTGCCGGCAATGGTTCGGGCCTCGGTGGCGCACGCCGGCACGCTTCAGGTGCTGCAGCCACCAGCCATTGCGCAGATTGTCAGAGGTCGAATAGGCCGCGTTGGTGTGCGAGTTGTGGAAGACGAAGCGCACCAGCTGCTTGCGCTTGGTTCGGTTGTCGCGGTCGGTGACCAGAATCTCCACCGGCGGCAGATCCTTCGTCCGCTCTTTCTGGTCGCGCAATGCTTCCAGGGCTGGCTTGAGCAGACGCAGCTTGCGCGTCGAGCGGCGGGTTTTAGTCACCTTGTAGGCGCTGCGCACCCTCGCCCGCTTGAACGTCACCTCACCCGTGTCGAGATCCACATCCTCCCAGGCCAGCGCTATCGCCTCAGACACGCGCGGCCCCGCCCAGATCATGAACTTGATGAGGTTCAGCTCCTGCGCCCGGTCAGGCGAATCCGCACCGAGGATGGCCTCGATCTCCTCACGGGTGAACGGGTCAGGGTCTTCCGCATCGGGCTGGCGAATGATGATGCCCTCGGTCGGGTCATACGCCGCCTGGTTCTTGGTGCGGTACAGCTGGAATACCTGACGGGTCAGCGCAACGATCTCGCGCACCGTCTTGCTGTGCAGCTTCGGCATCAGCACCTTCTGCACCCAGGCCTGCATTTCCAAATAGGTGATGCTCTCGACCTGCCGCTCGCCCCACTGCGGCCTGATGTGATTCTTGATCCGGCTTTCGTGGCTGCGGATCGCGGACGGGGCCAGCTCGTTGCGCTTGATGTCCAGGAACAGGTCCAGCCAATGGGAATAGGTCCCCGACTTCACCTTCGACGAGTCAGGAAACCAGCGGGCATACACGAAGGTACCAGCCTTGATCTCATGGCGGATGATTGCCGCCTGCCGTGCGGCCCGCTCGATCGTGCCGGGTGTCGGTTCGCCCGGAAACGGCTCCTTGCAGAGCTTGCCCTCAAACCGAAAGTACACGCGAAGCGATTGCCCGCGAATCTCTACTCCATCTGCCATCTGCGCCCCCACGCTGTTGCTGACGCCAGCACCGTACAGGCCCGCCGCCAGCGGCAATAGAAAAAGGCCCGTCGCCGGGCCTCGAATTGATGGTGATGATTTCTAGGTCAGCCACTCCGAGCGGCGACGCCATTGGCGGCGCATTTCCTCGACCAGGCGCTCGGCGCTGGCCTGGCCGCGCTTCTTGGCGATCATCAGCGTGAGCTCCTCGATGCGCTCCGGCGTGTCGTAGCCGTTGCGCAACCAGGTGCGGGCTTCGCATTCGAGCATGTGCTGCCGACCGCTCACTTCAGACCGGCAACGGCAGTTGTCGGTAGTCCTGACCCAGCAGGCTGATGTCCGGCATAGACCGCCCTACGAGACTGCAAAGATCGCGCAGTTCGTCGATAAGCACTTGGCGCATCATGGCGTCGTCAGCGCTGCTCAATTCCTGTAGGAGTCGGACCAAGCGTTGCGATTGGGCCAAGCGTCAGGCATGTCGAAATGCGTTGGTCTTTATGAGGTTGCCCATGTTCAAACCTCCAGTGCCATCTGCTTCGGGTCTCTACCCAGCAGCTCCGCTGCTGGTAGTGCCTGACCAAGGCTCTGGCTGACTCGGCGCAGATCATCCATCAGAGCTTGTTGGGCGAAGGCGTCGCGGCTGCGAGCCAGATCGTTGATCAGGGTGCGGCGTAACTTGAGCAGTTCCATGCGTTCCTTGGGCGCAAGTGGCTGGCGGTTGTAGTTCCAGACGAAGCTGGCCACCGCTCCCTTCATTTCGTGGGCCACGGGCTGGCCGGACTCCATGACGATCAGCAGAAAACCGATGGGGTGATAGACCTTGGTTTCATAGTCGCGAGCGCCACCCATACCCGTCAATTTGACGGGTATCCCCCAGGATTCCAGGTGCGGATTACGCTCCAGAATTTTGTCAATCGCCCTCTGCGGATCGGCATATTCCAGCCAGCGGCCGATAGCAGCACGGGTGACGTGGGGGATGCCGTCCAGGTGGACAACTTCGGTCAGTTCAATGGCGTCAAAACTGAAATGGCTCAGTTGGTTCTGCATGGTGCTTCTCCTTTGGTGGTGGTCAGGCTCTGAGGGTTGCCGCCCTCTGGAGCTGTTCGGGTGTTGCTGGGTGTTGCTGGGTGTTGCGCCATTGCATCTATCGCGCGGCATATGAAGTTTCTGTCCTCGATGCTTAGGCAACGCAGGCTCTGAAGCAGGAGCTGTTCTTCCGGGAAGATGGGCTGGTTGCGGGGGCTCATGGCTAGTCCTCCATGAGTAGTGCGGTGTTGCGATACAGATCGGCCTTGGCCAGCAGGGTGTCGGCCCGTTCCCTTCTGAGTTCGTGGGGCGCAGAGGCGCCGAGCGCTGCAGCAGCCAGGGCCATATAGCCCTCAGATAGTTCCAGGAAATCGCTACGGGTCAGGCTGGCGAAGTATTCGGCGTACGTGGTGAAGTGCTTTTTCAACTGCATGTTCAAGCCCTCCGATCAGAAGTAGGTTCGCCTGCCTCGGTGCTGGCCAGCACCTGGTCGATCTGCTCGGCCAACAGGCAGTGGGCGTCTGCGAGCAACTCCGCATCCAGCATCGAGGCTCGGTTGTCTTCGGCGATGTACTGAAACAGGCGCAGGACGTTGCGGGTGCGCAGTAGCCTGACGTGATCATCTTCGGTCAGGCCATAGGGGCGCCTGGGGGCGCTCTCTTCGGGCTGTTGGAGGTTGGCTTTCTGCGCGGCCATCACACACCTCCCATGGCTTGTTGCCAGTCGGAGCGGTTGAGGGCGCCGAGGGCGATGGCCATCTCGGCCAGGGCCAGCAAGCGGGCCTTCTGCTCGGGGCTGTGGTTGATGCGGTACTGGATCAGGGCAGTGCCGATCAACGCGGTGGCCACGGCTTGGGGTGGCAGGGCGCTGGACGGATTGAGGGCGTGTGTGGTCATCGAAATGACTCCAGTGTTTGAGGTCTGAACCTCCCACCTGGACGCCAATCTGGGTGGGAGACTGAACGGCGTTGGCGTACCGGCAACACTGGCAACCGGCGCCTCCGAAGAGGCCACCGTCCAGCCCCCCATAACTCGGGTGCAAGACGACGCGCACAAAAAAACCGCTGTGAGGCGGCCTGTGCGGCCAATGTTTGATCGAGACGCCAATCCCGGCCACTGAATTTGCAGTGACGTGCAGAGCATAGGCGTGGGAACAGATGAACGCAACAGGCTTGACTGCTGTAGCCAGTAGGCTACAGTGTGCGGCATGTACTCCATTATCGAAACCGAGGCATTCAGCGACTGGCTGAACGGCCTGAAAGACACAGCCACCCGCATGCGCTTGATCAAGCGTTTGCAGCGCGCAGGCCTTGGCAACCTGGGCGATGTGAAGCCGGTTGGCGAAGGTGTGTATGAAATGCGCGAGTTTTTCGGCCCTGGCTGGCGCATGTACTACGTACAGCAAGGGGATGTGCTGCTGATCATGCTGGGCGGTGGCGACAAGGCCAGCCAGCAACGCGATATCAAGCGGGCAATCCAGTTGTCCAAGGAGCTCTGAATGAATAAGACCAAGCTGAAAATGCGGCCCTTTGATGCGGCCCACTATCTGAACAACGAGGAGGAGATTGCCACCTATCTCGACGTGGTGCTGGAAGATAACGACCCGGCGCTGCTGGCTGTTGCCCTGGGCGATATCGCTCGCGCTCGTGGCATGAGTGAGCTGGCCCGTAAAACCGGGCTTTCGCGCGAAAGCTTGTACAAGAGCCTGTCCGGCGAGCGCGTGCCGAGCACTGAAACGCTGCTGAAAGTCATTCATGCCTTGGGCTTCAAGCTGACCGTTTCCCCGGTCTGATGTAGGCTTTCCCGCGCCACCCGGTTGATGTACTTGCATGGTGCTTCTCCGTTAAGTGGTATCCGGCCCTGGTGAGTTGCCGCTCACCGGGGCCTTCTTGTTTTCAGCGTGCGATCAGCAGGAACAGGTCCGGCAGATGGTTGGCTGCGGTCAGCAGGCCGGCCAGGCCGGTGCCGACCCAGCCGGTCATGGCCAGGCGTTCGCGCAGGGTGGTGCTGGGTTCGTCATCGTCGTAGTGCTGCATGGTGCTTCCTCTTACTTGCCGAGCAGTGCGCGGGTGAGTGCGTTGGGCTGGCCTTCCGGGGTCAGCTTGTCGAGCGGCTGCATGCTGCGTTTGCCGTTGCGGGCCTGGACGATGGCCACCTGCCCTTCGAGGGCGACGATCTTTCCTTCCCGCACGCTGATTCGCAGGCCGTTGCCGATCGCATTGGCGACGCAGTACGAAACCCGGTCGCCCAGCTGGAATGCCGGCGCGCCTTGGGGGTTGGTTTCTTTCTCTTGCATGGTGCTTCTCCTTGGGGTTGGTATTGCTGCCCGCTCAAGCGTTGCCGCGCTTGGCGTCGGGGTTTTGGAAGGTCCAGCACTTCACGGTTGTGCAGCGGCTGGACATGGGGTTGCGGTGGTTGAAGGCAGCGCGCACGGCGCTGTCGACGGATTTGTTTTTCTCGATGAACTTGCGGCTGCGGCTGTTGGGCAGCAGGTTGCGCAGCGTGCCGATGTCGGCCAGGCGCTGTTTGTGCTCGGCGGCGCGCTCGCAGAATTCGTTGAGGTTGATGGCGATCAGGTCGGGGTTCTTGCTGTGGTCGACCACGGCGTCATCGCTGAGCGACTGCAGGTAATCGAACACTTCCCAGAACTCGGCCACTTCGCTCGGGTCGGCGTTGACAGCGTGCTGGCGCACCAGGGCCATGGCCGTGAGCTCGCGCTGAGCGGCAGCGTGCTGGCGGTCGGTCAGCGGCACTACCAGGCGCAGGGCATCGAGCAGGGCCAACAGCTGGGCGTGGTTCTTGATGATCCGCTCGATGCGGATCTCTTTCAGCTCGCGCAGGGCCTGTTCGTGCACCTTCACCTGGGCGCGGAATGTTTCCATCACAGCGCTTTCTGCCCTGGTGGCCATCATCAGGAAGTGGCTCACGTCCATCGCGCCCAGGTGGTTGAGGTTGTCCGCTGCGGCGCGGCTCTGGCTGGTGACCTGGGGCCGCACGAAGTGCAACTTGACGATGCGGGTGAGGATCGCCTCGCTGGCCGCCACGGTAGCGTTCTGGCTGATGACGATGGCCCCGCGAAACGGTGGCTCATAGGTCTCGTTGCCGGCGGTCTTCACGCCCGTCACGCCCAGGGTGCCGCCGTTGAACAGCGGCTTGAGCTCGTCCCAGTCGTAGGCCTTGGCGGCGCCACGGTCGTTGTCGCTGCGGTCGGCCTCCAGCAGTACCAGCGGCATGCCGGACACCTGCCCCATCCAGCGGCGCAGGCCGGCCTTGGACATTTTCGAGGGGTCTTTGCCCTCTTCGTCCGGGCGACCGAACAGCTTCCAGAGGAACATCAGCAGCGTTGACTTGCCCGCCCCGGCCTCGCCAGTCACTTCCAGGAAGGGAAAACTCTGGTATTCGGCGCGGATCTGCTCAGCGAACAGCGAGCCGAACCAGTAGGCCAGCGCGACGATGCCCTGCGTGCTGAAACAGGTCCACAGCCAGTCGACCCACTCGGCGCGGTAGCCCTCGTCGGTACGGGCGATTTCCAGGCGGATGCTCTTCTGCAGCGTCTTCAGGCGCAGCTGTTTGAATTCGAAGTAATCCTCGGCGTTGGCCTTCTCCACCACGCCGCCACGCACGGCCAGGTCGCCGAACACATAGCAGCCGTGCTCCTTGCTGTAGCCGATGTAATCGATGGTCTTGACGGTTTTCAGGCCGAACAGCTGGTCCTTCATGATCTTGTCCAGCTGCGTGCCGGTACCGGTGAACACCGCGCCGGCGGCCATGCCCAGCAGGCGCTTCTTGAACTCGCTGGCGGCCGCCACCTGGCCGCCGGTGAAGGTGTTGCGCACGGTGGGCTCGTCGTGCGGGAAGTCCACGCGGAAGTAGTACCAGGACTCGTCCGTCACCTCGTTGCGCTGGAAATACAGGGCCTTGGGGTAGCAGTTGGCGATTTCCACAACGCAGCCCGCCTCCCGCAGGGCCTTCTCTCGAATCTGTTTATCGTTCAGCAACTGATCGTCATGGCGATCGCTGCTTTCGAGGTTCTGCTTGGCGCGGCTGAATTTTTCCTGATCGAGCTTGAACCAGTACATGCGGTTGCCGAAGCCGAAGTGAAATTCGCCTCGCTCGGTCCAGTCGTACATCAGCAGTGCCTTTTCGGATGCGTTCTCGGCGATGAGTAGCGCACCCTGGTGGCGGGCTTCCTTCAGGTCGCGCTCAACCTGCTCGGCGCGCTTGTCTTCGTCCAGAAACATCCAGCGCTGGTGCAAGTCGTTCCAGTCGGCTTTGCGGTCGCGCTGGGGGATCTGCGCGGCTTCGCACACAAAGCCCAGCTCGCGGGCCTGCTTGACCCAGCGGCGGGTGTAGCGATGTGCGCCCGGCTCGTTGTCCAGCGCCCAGACCAGGCGCGGCAGCTTGGCCCCGGCTTCGGTGCGGGCCTTGGCCAGCGCCTTGAGGGACTCGACCGGGAAGGCGTTGCTGCTCATGGCCGATACGGCGGCAATGTCGTGGTGCAGTAGCGCGATGGCGTCGAAGATGCCCTCGACGATCCACAGCTCATTGACCTCGAGCAGGTTCACGGACGGCGGACACCACCAGTAGCCGCGCATCGACTTGCCCGGCGCGAAGCGGGCCTTTTGCTTGCCGAAGCGGTGCGGCCGATCGATCAGGCGTTCCCAATAGCTGCCGCCCTCAAGCGGGAAGCGCACCGTGGCCGAACCGATGCCGAGCTCGCGGCTCCAGAAGTTCTCCTGGCTGTACCAGCCTTCAATCAGTTCCAGGTGAAAGCCACGGGCGTGCTGCAGGTAGCCCTTGGCGGTGGCGCTAGGCTCCTTATCGGTGGAAGGTGCGCGCTTGCTCCAGTCGTCGAACAGGTCATCGAACAGTTCCTTGACGTGCCATTGCTCGCCGCACTTGGCGCTGCTGCGGCCGCACTTGATGAACCACGGCTCGTCATAGCGGGTATACAGCTCCCGCTTACCGCAGCTGGGACACGTGCCCTTGCGCATGTACGGGGTGCCCGCGATGCGCTCGAGGCCATAGTTCGTTTCCAGGCGGGCCAGCACCTCGGTGCGGATTTCGTGGGGCATGGCTTTCATGCGCGCACCTCGGCCAGCAACAGCCTGAGCTCGGCCCGTGCGACCTTCCACTCGGTATCGGTGATCACCTTCAGGTCATCCAGGCAGTCGAGGTAGCCCTTGACGTGCTCGATGTCCAGACAGCGTTCGCGGTAGTCCAGCTGGGCCTTGGCGGTTTCCAACCAGCGGCGCAGCAGATAGCGCCCCGGGGCCGCGGCAATGCCATCGCAAACGGGCGTGCTGACGCTCATGCCTGCACCTCCTGCTGCTTCAGCTCTTTCACCAGCACCCGCATGGTGCGATTCAGCCCGGCGATGTGCGGCTGGTCTTCAAGGATGCGGCGGCCGCGCATGCCCTGGGGCGTGTAGCGGTACTTGTCGTCGAACCAGCAGTCCGTCATCTGCAGTTGAAACTGCACGGTCAGCCAGCGCAGATAGGCCTCGGCCTGAGTGGGGTTCAGCTTGATTTCAATGGAAACGTCTGTGCTCATGGGGCCACCGTTCGGGCGCAACTTTCCCCTACCCGCGCAAAGGCGGGCATGGAAATGGGTCAATTCAAGGGGTGATCAGTTAACGGCTGCTGCAGCCAGAGGCGCCGCGGGCGGCTGGAGCCTCGCCGGCAAATGGCGCAGGGGGATTAATACCGCCTCGCCCGAAAAAAAATCGATCAGCGTCACGCGTGTCTCGTCAGTGCCTGTGCCGTAGTCGATACCGATCACCGGGCGCTTGAGGCAATCCAGCTCGCTCATGGCCAGATACGCCAGGCGGTCCGCCATAAAGGCCGGCACCTCCAGCGAGTTGACCAGGTAGCTCACGGTGCGGTCGTACAGGTGGCCATCGTCGAGCAGGTGCTCGCCCTGGTGGCGTTGCAGGAAATGGCGCGCCGCCAGCTGCATGCTGCTGCGGTACTCCTGGGCGTCGCCGATCTGAGTGATAGTGTTCATGCGTTTGCTACCTCCGCTTCCATTTGGTCCAGCATGTCGAGTTGATCGGTTTTCGGGCGGCTGTCGCGCAGCGCCTGCATGCGCAGCACTGACGGGGCCAGCGGCAGCGAAATACGGGGGCTGTCCAGGCCGGAGGGGCTCAGGGCGAAGTCCCAGCTCAGCGCGCCGGTATAGGTCGCCCCGCAGGCCACCGAGGTGCACTGCGCGTACATGGTCTTGAACACCGGCGTTTGCGCCACGCTGTTGCGAATCCGCATGCGCGCGCCGCAGGCCGGGCATAAACACTTGTAACCACCGTTATGGGCAACGCTCACTTCATCCTCCCCTGCCGCCAGTCGCGGCTCCGGCCTGGGCCGGTAAATGCTGACTTGCAGCCCCCGCCCGGCTTATCGCGGGCTGGGGGCGTACTGCTTGTGCTGCGTTACGCCTGCGGGCTGAACAGATCAGGCGCGGGCTGCACGCTGCGCCCTACGTATTCCATTGCCGGCGCCGGAATGGCGAGCTGGTGACAATGCTGAGTGAGCTGGGCATACAGCGTGGCGCGAATGGCCGGCACGGTTTCTGCCTTGAGCTGCGCGATCAGCTTCGGGATCTGCCGGTGCATCGCCAGTTGGTGGTTCATGCTCAGGTAAGAAGCGCCTCGGCTTTCACGCGCTTGGCGTTCCATGGCGATGAAGTAGCGGCGAACCTGACGGCCCTGATCGTTGTTCTCGACCATGGCCAGTTCCTTTGCCATATCGAGGGTGAGGTGGTAGTCGATTGAGCGGCGATCACCGCCTCGGCCACCTGTTTGATTCGCCGGATTTGGCGAATCAAACGTGCTTACAGGCGAATAATCCACACCCTCAACGAAGCCGTACTGATCGATCCGGCCCTTGACCCAGTTGCTGAAATCGCGCCCGACTTGCATAAATTGATGAAGGTCACGCGCATCGCACAGCTGCTGCGCACACCCCTCAAGTTCGCCCTGGAAAACCGGGATTAATTGGCCTGTGGTATTCATGTGTTCCCCCTGAGAGAAAAAGGATTCTCGAAAATGACAAAGCCGCTGATTCAAAAAGTTGACGGGCCCGTTGCCGGCGAACTGGCCGACGAGTACCACGCCATGGCCTACACCATTGAGCTGTCGCTTATTTCGGCTGGTGCCGTGCCGGGCAAGGACTACACGATTCTTGACCTGTACAAGCTGGCTCAGCCGTTTGCGCTGGAAGTGTTTCGCGACGACAGCAAGCACATGCGCTACGAGTTCCCGGAGCTATAACCCGCTCACCGATGGCCACCCGCTGGTGAAACCCTGCGGGTGATTCATGCGGCCCCTTGACTGCGTCGTGCGGGATGAACATTTCAATCACCTTTCCGTGGCGAGTGCCTTTGAAAACGCTGTAGGTGTTCGCCGGGGCATCTTTGCTGCGTGCTATGCGAGTCATTGCTGCTCTCCTTGTCGCTTGGTGTGAAGCAAGATCACCGCCTGCACTTCCTCATGGCGCGCCGCAATGTGCTTGCGGTGCGCCGCCAGGATGCCCTCCAGTTCCAGTCCATCGATCACGCCGTCTGCGAGCGCTTCAGCGATGAACTGGTCCACGGCGCCGCGTTTGGTTGTAGTAACCAGCGAACGGGCATACAGGTCGATATTGTCGAGTTCGTCCGGGTTGGCGATCGGTACGAACACGCCGCCGTACAGCGCAGCGATGTAGTCAGGCAGGTGGGTGGTGTGCGCCTCTTGTTCGAGCTGATGAACCTGTTCATCACTCAGCGGGCGGCTACCGGCGTTCTCGTAAACGTGGTTGTCCAGCTTCTTCGGCGGGAGTCCCAGCCGTGCGGCAGCACACTCACGCCCGCCTGGGTAGGCGGCGAGCGTGGCGGTCATCACCTGGCGGCGGCTGGCTAGAATTTCGCGCTTCATCTTCTAGTTTTCCCTGTGGCTTAAGCCGGTTACGGTTAGCTGGCGTGGGCAAAGGGATGCGCGAGCAGACCGGGGATAAGCTCCACGCCTATCTGCTTGGAGAGGTCGCGCATGACCGAAAAGGCGATGCGCCCGTTGGGCAGCGTGTCCGAGCCAGCCCAGCGCGCAACCGTCTGGGTGACGGTGCGCGGGTCGTAACCGTGCGCCAGTGCGAACTGACGGAAGCTGCCGCCCTGCTCGACAAGCCGTGCGCGGATCTGGTTCGGAGTCATTGGGCGGTCTCCGGCAGCAGGCTGCGGGCGACTCGGCGGAACGTTGCCGTGTGTAGGAAGTGATCTCCGGCGAAATGCTCGGGGACCTTCTTGCCGCGTAGGTCGCGGGTGGTGATCAGCACCGGTCGGTGCCGGGGAGTGTGCACAGGCATGGGTGCCTGAAATGATTCAATCACGCTGGCATGCTGGTCGTTGCGTGCTTCCTCTACACCAGCCACGCGATAGCCTAGGGATTGGAGGTGGGCGCCTATCAGGTGCAGGAGGGTGGTCTTGCCTGCCCCGGCGACACCGCTGATTTCGATGTGGATGCTCTTGTTCATGGTTCGCGGTTCCTTGTTTGGGTAATCTGTTCCCGTTGTGCATAAGTTAATTACGCAATACGAACAAGTCAACAAGGATTTGCCCGAAGTGCAAAAAAATAGCGTCCGAAGTGTTCTCAATCGTCTTCACCAGGTTTTCGGCGTACGCAACGACAGCCAGCTATGTAGCGCCTTAAACGTGAATCGATCCACGGTCGGCAGTTGGATTTCGCGCGAATCAGTGCCTTACGCAATATGCGTAGAAATCGCGTCTGACAAGAAGGTATCGCTGGATTGGCTACTGACAGGCGAAGGCCCGATGCTGCGCGACCAAAGCGCGCACGCCCCCTCAACGGGCGGCGAACCAGTCAACCCGCGCGAACAGGCCATTCTTGAGCTGTACCGAGCTTTAGACGAAGACGCCCAGCGAGAAATACAGAGCGCTGCTGAGGAAAAGAAACGGCTGAAAATACTTGAGCAGCGCCTCCAGGAGCTTGAGGCCGTTGTCGCTGATATCAAAAGGCTGGCATGATCTGTTCCCATTGAGAACAGATCGGAGAGGGAAGCATGCCCACCTTAAGCACCAAGGATCTGGACCAGCTCGGCGAGCGTGGCATCAGCGTTGAAAAGGAATCAGGAGGTATTCGCTACGTCTTCACCTTGACCGGCGTTTATTGGCTTCTCAACTATCACTATCAGTCGAGAAGTTCGGGAACGAAGCAGCGTCTAACCGCTGGGTTCCTGAAAAATCTCGCCAATACGCCGGTCTTGCAGGACGCTCGCTCCTTGCGCGTCAAAGCGATTGAGCTGCCGGTCTACAGCGGCGACAAAGGATTTCAATTGGCTTTCTACCTAAACGGAAGTCCGCCGCGCCTGCTGCATAACACTGATTTCCTTCCGTACATCTCTGATCAGGTCCCGTTTCTCCAGCGATCCAGCGCAATCGCGCTGATCGGCGATACAGAGGCTTTATGGCGGCTTTCGGAAAACGAACAACAGCGTTTAGCCGCGGCGGGCCTCGTCGAACATGGCTAGCGGCGCACTCGTATTTATCTACCGAGACGCACAGGGTGCGGTCAGTGAACGAACACTGACCCGCTGGAGCGAAAACACCCGCTACATCCAAGGCCGAAACGAAACCGACACCCTTCCGAAAACCTATCGGAAAGACTGCATCGTTGAGTTTCTTGCGGGTGAAGAGCTTTTGCTTAACGAGGCTGCGCCACCAGCGCCCGAGCCGAAGCCCAAAGCTTCACCCGATGAGCGCCCGCAGATCCTCTTTACTGGCTTCAAATCCGCCAGGCGCGAAGAGCTTGAGCGCGTCGCCGCTGAACAGGGGCTGCGCGTGATGAAAACGGCGGGCAAAGCGCTGGCCTTCCTCTGCATTGGCGATAACGCCGGCCCTTCCAAAGTCGAGAAAGCCCGTGAAGCCGGCGCATTCATCCTGGATGAACTCCAGCTACATGCTTTGTTCGAAAGTGGCGAACTCCCCTGCTGACCAACAAGGACTGTTTCCCATGCATGACGCCCCAACCCTCGACCACGCCTTCGGCGCACGCCTGACCGAAGAGCGCGAACGCCTCGGCCTCGCCGTTCATGAACTGGCGCACCTCGCTGGCATCACCGACTACAAGCAGAAGCGCTTCGAGAATGGGTCCTCGGTTATCCCTATCGACTACCTGCAGGCGCTACAAGCGCGCAGCGAAGTAGATGTGCTGTATGTAATCACTGCAAACCGCTAACGCAAAAATAGAAGAGTGCACCTAATTGAGTGCGCTCTCACTGCCAACAGTTATTTCACGATCGAGTAGTTGATGAAGATACATGCCTTTAAGGTCAATGCTGAGCAAAGTTCCGCCGACATCGTTGATGTGCTGAAGCTTGTGCAAGCAGAAAAGAAGCTAGCAAAACGGGTGAGGTTGGTGAGCCAAGCAGAGGTCCGCATTGATTCTTTGGAAGAGCGTGACGGCGTCTGGTTGATCGAAATTGTTAAATTTAGGCAAACCCAGGGGCCCGGAAAAGGCAAGCGCAACGCAAAGGTAGAGGGTTTCGAATTCAAGAGAGGTGAAAGTTTCGCTGAAGAGACAGCTGCCCTTTTTGATCCAGTAACAAAATACATGCTGGTTCAATATAACCATTCCGGTGTGAGGGCTGGAGCTTTGGGTCAATACCTGAGCGATTACGATGGCGCAGCAAGTAACGTCTATAGCCTCGATCCAAAATTCGATCCGGACACCGAGCGAAAGCTGTTACAGAAAGCCATAAAAAAGAGCCTCAGCTTCCGTATCGATGTAACTGAGATGACGGCGCAAGACCTCAAGAACGGCGTTGCGTTGGCTGACGCCATCGCTTTCGGACGGAACTGCTCGGCGGGGATCATCTCGGTTGAGCTTGCAGCAGGCGGCACCCGCGATAATGGGTTAAGTGGTAAAGTAGGCGAGACGCTGAAGGCGCTGAGACAACTTATCGGCAACAATCCCGCTGCGGTTAAAAGCGTGAAGGTCGGCGGGAAAACTGATGCTGATGATGCTATCGAAGTTTTGGATTTGCTGGCACAACGCCTTTTTGTTGATCTTGATGATATTAAACCGGGCCTTGATCTCCGACTGCCTCTTCAAGATCGCTGGAAGGGGCTGCTTAGAGCTAGGAATGGCTGGAAAAAGGTACTCACTTGAAGCTTCTTTTTGAAAGATACTATCCTTTTATATTTATGGGCATCGCAGCCTATATTTGGTGGAAGCTACAATTTAGCTTTCCCAGTAAGGATTCCGTTCTTTCATCTACCTTGAGCGTTTCAGGTATTTTTGTAGGCTTCTTGGCAACAAGCAAATCTATCCTAATAACAATGAGCTCGCCCATCATTGAGAGGTTACGCAGCAGTGGCTACATGGACGTACTGGCCACTTATATTGCGCAAGCTATCTGGATGAACCTCCTGTTCTGCACAATCAACGTAATCGGTTTCTTCGAAAACCAAGGGGCATTCTGGTATTCGATTGCTTGGGTTACGCTCGCTGTTGGCGCGCTTACTTCTTTCATTCGAGTCACGCATGTGATGTTGCAAATATTCAAACATCACTGAGTATCGCCCCCCTCCTCTACGCCCTCCTCACATACACATGGGCGCTTCGCCCTGCTCTGCCCACTCTTCATCGATTAGCTCCCAGGCGGAGCGCGCAGGCGGCTCTGGTGTGGCGGGTACGTCTGGCTGCCCGGTCATGCATTGGCCTTCTGCAGTCGTTTCCATTCACGCTCCACGGCGCGCACGGCGCTGGATTTCTCGGCATATAGATGGACCAGGCGCTTGGGGTTTGTCTGGTCGCCCTCGGTGAGCTTGTGCTGCTTGCCGGTCTTCTCGTCGCGGTACCAGGCGAGCACGCCGGTGTAGTTGCCACCCTCGACCAGATCCGCCAGCTCGTCGTCGGGCAGTTTGGATTCCAACTCCAGGGCGGTGGTGTAGCTCTCGGGCGTGAATGAGTGGCGTACGTTGGCGCCAACCCAGACGATGGCGGCGATTTCGGCCTTGATGCCGGCGAGGCTGTAGGTCAGTTCCGGCGTCAGCTCCGGGCGGCCCTTGGCCAGCTGGTAGCTGAGCGTGGCGGTACCGCGCTGCAGGCGGCTCCATTCGGCGCGAGCTGCATGCGCAGCGGACTCGCGGTCGGTGTAGCTGTGGCGCAGCTCCTTGAGGTTGTCGCCGGCGCCGGCGATGGCCTCTTTCTTCTCTGCACTTTCCAGCTCGTAGTAGTAGGCACGCACGCCGCTGTAGCTGTCGCGGTCGGCCTGCAAGTAGCGGTGCTGGTCGCCGTCGGCGCGGGTCAGGGTGATGTGCGGCAACGCCAGGCCGCTGGCGGTCACGCTTTTGCCCGCAGGCATAAACAGCAGATTGCCGGATTTGATGCTGGCAATCGCGTCGAACTGCTGGCCCAGGCGGCTGAGCAGGTTGGCGTCGGATTCGTTGGCCTGGTCGATCTGCGCCAGTTCGATGGCCTCCAGCGCGGCGCTGATCACCGGGCTCAGGCCGTAGGCAGCGGCGATCTGGAACACGATGGTGCCGATGGTTTGCCCCGTCCAGGAGCGCTCTTTCTTCGCCTTGAGGCCTTCGCGCAGGTCTGCGCTGCGGGCGCGAATGCTGAGCACGTCCGGCGCGCCGCTGTGCTCGGTTTCATCCACCGTGTAGCTGCCCTTTTCAACCAGGCCGGTGTCGCTCCAGCCGAGCCAGAGGCTGACGGTGGCGCCGCGCGGCGGGATGGCCAGCAGGCCGTCGTGGTCGCTCAGGCTGATGGTGAGCTGGTCGGCCTCCATGCCCCGGTTGTCGGTGAGCTCGATGCTGATCAGGCGCTGCTCGATGTCGAGCGTGATGTCGCGCCCGTTGACCACCACGCGGCAGATGGGGCTGGGGTAGGCCGTGGCCTCGCGGTAGGCGTCCGCCGCCTGCTGGGCGTAGCCCTGGGCTTGGCCTACGGCAGCGCCGAGCAGGCCCTTGCCCTGGTTGATGAGTGTGTCGATCACCGCAGCAGCCCTCGCAGCAGATTGCCACCGGCAGCGATAGCACTGCCGAGCATGTCCACGCGCCCGTCATCAATGCGCACCAGTTTGAGGGTGAACTCAATGCGCCGGGCCTGGCCATCGCGGAAGAACAGCGTGCGGGTTTCGCTCAGGCTTTCGATCACCCAGGTGCCGTAGATTTTCCCGGTGCCCTCCACCAGCGGCCACGCCTTGCCCGTGTCGGCCATAAAACGCAGCGTATCGAGGCTGATCTGCGCGCCGGCCAGCGCCGGCAGCAGCACGCCCGGCAGGGTGATGCTGTCGTCACCCCGGCCCATGTACTGGCGCGCCGGGTTGGTGCCGATGCGTGAGGTGCTGCCGTGGCGCCAGTCGGTTTGCCGCTGGAATTCCTGGTAGGCGAGCGTCTCCAGCGAGAAGACGAACATGCCGAGGGCCATCATCATGGGTGGTGCTCCTTTCAGTCCTGGTCGTACAGCGCGCTGCGGGCACGGGTGAGCTTGCCGCGCTCATGGTCTTCGAGGGCGCGCTTGATCTGCTGCGCCACGTCCTGCCCCTGCCCGCCCTGCACGATGATGGTGATGGTGTCGCCGCCGATGGTGATGCCGCCTGCCCCGCCACTGCTGGCAGCCGCAGCAAGCGGTGCGCGGGTGTCGAACTCCACTGCCGCTGCCGCTGGCATTGCCCCGGCAGCCATGCTCAGCCCGACCGCACCGGCCGCCGTCAGCCGCTTGGCGGTGCTGGTCAGCTGCGACAGCGGGCCGCTCTCGCCGCCGGCCAGGCCCTGCTCCAGCCCGGCCATGGTGTCGCCACCCAGGCCGGCGAACACACGGGACGGCGAATGGATGCCGAGCAGCCCCTTGAACGTGCTGACCACGCTGCTGGCGGCGCTGCTGATGGCGGCGGTGAGGTTGGGGAACATCCCGGTGAAGCCGTTGATCAGCCCCTGGATCATGTTGCCGCCGAACTCGCTGAACGTGCTCGGCAGGTCCACGCCGAAGTAGCTCATCACCCCGGCAAATGCGCGGTAGAACAGCCCGAGCGGGCTGAAATTGAGCAGCAGCGCGCCGATGCCCGCCAGGCCGCCGGAGACACCAAGCTTGATTTCTGCCCAGATGCTCGCTATGCCGCTACCAGCCCTCGCCTTGACCGAGCTCCAAAGGTTCTGAAAGAAGGGAACGATTCGATCCCAGTTTTCATAAATCAAGGCGGCACTGGCGAGAGCTGTGATAGCCAGCCCGATGGGGTTCATCATCAGCGCGCGCCCGATAAACAGGATGCCCTTGCCCACCAGCGGCAATGCCGTTTTGCCCAGGCTGAATAGCGTGGTAGCAAGCCCCCCGCCCTGGATGCCAAACACCGTCAGCCCGTAACGCACCATCGCGAACGGGCCGAGGATGCTGGCAATCGCCAACGTCAGCCCGCCCATGCCGGCCATGAGGATGGCCACACCGGCAGCGGTTTTAACCAGGTTGCTGGCCAGCTTGGGGTTCTCGGCAACCCAGCCTTTCACCCCGCCGATGATGCCGGTGAGCGTCTGGGTGACGTCGCGCATAGGGCCGTTCTGCTGCTCCTGCAGCTGGATGCCGAGATCTTCCCAAGCGCTGCCCATCGCGGAGAGGTCGCCGCGCAGGTTGTCGGCCATGACCTTCGAAACGCGGCTGGCGCTGCCTTCCGCGCTCTGAAGCTGTGCGATAAAGGCCTGTAGCTCCCCGCTCCCCGCCTGGTCAACCAGGTGGGACATGCCCTTGACCGCTTCCTCGCCGGCAATCGCCTTCAGGAAGCCGCCGCGCTCCGCGGTTCCGAGGTTCTTGGTCTTCTCGTAGATCTCTTTGAGGATGTCGGGCATTGGCCGCAGGTTGCCCGCCGCATCGGCCGTCTTCACACCGAGCTCGTCCAGTGCTTTGGACGCTGCTTTGGGCGGTGCGGCGAGCCTGTTCATGATGGACGAAAGAGCGGTACCGCCCATGCTGCCCTGGATGCCCGCATCGCCCAGCTTTCCGGCCATAGCGGAGACGGTTTCGAGGTCTACGGCGTAGGTCTTGGCGATCGGCGCGGCGTACTTCATCGTTTCGCCGAGCATTTGCAGGTTGGTATTCGAGTTGCTGAACGTGGCAGTCAGCACATCGCCCATGCGGCCCATTTCAGACGCCTGCATGCCCAAGCCGCTGAGGATGTTCGACGCAATATCCGCTGTAGCCGCAAGGTCGGTGTCGCCCGCCTTGGCCAGGTCGAGCATGCCCGGCATCGCCGCGATGATGGCTTGCTGTTTGAAGCCTGCCATGGCCAGGAAGCCCTGCGCGTCGGCGGCCTGCCCGGCGGTGAACTGGGTGCTGGCGCCCAGATCTCTTGCCTGCTGCCTCAACGCGTCAAGCTCCTCACTACCAGCATCGAGCTTCGTCAGCGCCTGCACCTTGCTCATGCTGGCATCGAACTCCAGCCCGGGCGCCATCATCCGCGCGCCGGCGTAGAGAATGCCGCTACCTGCCGCCAGCCCGCCGGCGCCGGTAGCAGCCATGCTGCCGGCCAACTGTTGGGTGCGTTCGTACTGTTCTTTGGCCTTGCCGAGGCGCTTCTGCTGGGCGGTAACCCGTTTTAGCACTTGCTCCTGCTTACTCAGCACATCATTAGTCTGGTCCACGCGCTGGCGTAGCCCGCGAGATTTCGCACCAAGTTTCTCTGTGCCGATCCCCGCATCAGTGAGCTTGGTCTTTAGGCCGTTCAGCCGTGTCTGCGCTTCCTGTTGCTTTTTACTGAGCAAGGCATGCTCGTCAGTCGCATGTCGCAGGCGGTCCTTGTACGTCTTCACCGCCTTTTGGGTGTGACCGAAGTCTTTTTCAGCGCTGGTCAGCCTGATTCGCGCTTTCTCAAGCTCCAGCCGGAACTCAGCCGTGTTTCCCTTACCGCGTATCAGCGCCTGCGCCAGCTTGTTGTACTGGGAACGTGCTGACTTGAGGTTGGCGGTATTTTTCTCATGTGCGGCTCGACTTTCCCCGAGCACGGTTGTATTCAGGCGCGTCTTCCCTTCCAGCGCCTGGAGTGCTCGCCCTTGCTTGACGATTTCGATATTCGTCTTGCGGTAGTCCGATACGTCACGCTGCTGGGCCTTCAGGCCCTTGAGCTCGCCTTGGGTATCACGCAGGGCACGGCCAAGACCCTGGGCGCCAACGAACACCGAGCGCATGGGCTTGGTGGCGTTGTCCAGCGCCTGGAGATTGACCTTGAGGCTTAGATCACGCGCCATGCGTGCGCTCCCATCGTTCGATGGCGCGCTCGCGCCAGTCCATCAGTTCATCCAGGGGCATGGCGCTCATCTGCTCCGGGCTCCAGTGGAACACCAGGGCGATGTCCGCCATGACGTCATCTACGCTTCGAGGTAGACGGTCGTTTTCTGCAAAAAACCGGCAATGGTATCCGCGCAGCCCAGCAGGTCGGCGACGTCCAGGGCGGCGACTTCCTGTTCGGTCAGAGTCGGCTGGCTGATGCGCGGCACCAGGCGAATGGTGGCGTTGACGTCACCGTTGATCAGATCGGCCAGCTTGAGGCCACGCAGCTCGCCGGCGGCGGGCTTGCGCAAGGTGATCTCGGTGATGCTGTTCTTCTCGCCGCGAGGGATCGGTTGTTCCAGGACGAGGGGGTCGCTGTAGGTGGGTCTGGTCATGATGCTTCTCCTTGGATTGCGAAAGAAGGAGCGCCGGCGCGCTGGCCGGCGCCGGGATTACAGGCCGATGGCCGCGCGGTGCTCAGCCAGGCGGTCTTCGCCGTTGACGACGAATACGAAGTTGAGCAGGTCGATTTCGATTTCGACGTTGCCGTCCACGCTGAGCTTGTAATAGCTGCAGGTGGTGGTGAAGGAATGCTCGGTGTCTTCGCCGGACTCGGCATCGCCGAAGTCGATCTCTTCGTGCCGGCCACGGGCGACCACTTCCACCGCCGACACTTCGCCGGTGTCGTCACGCTGTACGGCACCGGCCCAGCGCAGCATCACGCCATCGGCCTGTACGGCGCCGAACTGGCGCAGGGCGGTCAGATCCCAGCCGCCGAGGGTCCATTCGAGCTGGATGCCGTCGTCACCGTGGCCGAGGTCGACCTTGACCGGGCCGTCCATGCCTGCACCCCGGAAGCTTTCCAGCTTGCGGGTGAGGGTTGGCAGGGTGACGGACTTGCACTGGCCAACGTAGCTTTCGCCATCGTTGAACAGGTTCATGTTCTTGAGCTTTTTGGGCAGGGCCATGGCGGCGCTCTCCTACGGCGCGGCGGGGCCGCGCGGGTTGTGTGGGGTCAGGCTTTGATGCCGGCGGCGAAGTCGACGAGGTAGCGGTCGGTGATGCGCTGGCGCAGCATCAGATCTTCCAGCGGCGGCACGGGGGTGTAGTCGTAGTCCAGGAAGAGCTTGCCGGCCTTGAGGGTGTCCTTGTCGTTGGCCGCTTCATCGAACCAGCACTCGCCGCCGATCAGGTACCCACCGCGCACCAGCTCGCGGAACTTGGCGTTGATGCCTTCGACAATGTCGCGCACCAGGCTCGCGTGCATGGGTTTGTCCACGGCCCAGAAGTGCGCGTCGGCCATGGTGTCGGCCAGTACGTGCGCGGTGCGGGTGTAGTTCTCGAAGGCGAACAGTGGGTCGGCGCTGCAGGTGCGCGAGCCCCAGAAGCGGAAGCCTTCGCGACGGATCAGCGTGGTGACTTCAGCGGCGTTGAGCAGGCCGGCATCGGTGGCGGGGTTCTGCAGATCCCAGTAGATGTCACGGCTCAGCCCGGACACGCCGTTGACCGGCACGTTGGAAAGGGTTTTGTGCCAGCCCACTTGCTGGTCCAGTTTTGCGCGCAGGCCCAGGGCACGGGCTACGGCGCTGGCTGGGGCGTTGGCATTGGTGGCGGTGTCCCAGTTGACGAAGTCCGGCCAGATCAGCATCAGCTCGCGTGCGCCAAAACCGTCGCGGTAGGCGATGGCATCGCTCACCGTTTCGCAGCCGTAGGCGTTCGCATAAGCGAAGGCGCGCAGCTGCTCGGCCATGGCCACCAGCTCGGTGGTAACAGGCAACGAATCCAGCCCCGGAACGCCGAGGATGCGCGGTTTGACGCCCAGCTGCGCCTCGGCCGCCAGCAGCGCCTTCATGCCGGTGTACTGCCCGCCGGCAGTGACGCCACCGATGATGTTGGAGGTGGTTTCGGCCTCGTCTTCGCCCTCTTCCACGCGCACCACAACGGTGACGGGGCTGGCCTGGTCGGCGATGGCATCCAGGCTGCGAGCCAGGGTGCCCTGCTCGCCGGCGGAACCGGAGGCGGTGAGCACGTCGGTGAGCAGTACGGGTTTGTTCAGCGGGAATTTGACCGCATCAGCATCGCTGCTGGTGCAGACCATGCCCACCACGGCGGTGGAAACGGTGCGAATGGGGCGCGTGCCCTCGTTGATTTCGAGGACGCGGACGCCGTGATGGTAGTCGGTCGACATGCGGGAGGCTCCTGCGGGCGTGTGCCGGATCAGTGAGCCTTGATGGTGACGCGCGCGCGCAAGGGGCGCGAGCGGTGGGCGGTGTAGCGTGGGGTGTTACAGGACGTCCGTAGTCAGACTACTTGTTCAAGCGCGGCAATTCTTGCTTCAAGGCCTGCGGCGATGAACATCAGCAGTTCGTTGGGTCGAAAGCTATAACGGTCTCCGGCGGTTTGAAGCAATTCGCGGCGTGCTGGCTCGAACTCTAACTCCTCCATCACTGGATCGCCTTCAGCCGTTACTTCGCCCGTTGGACGCGTATCTATCACTGACTGCACGTCGCGCCACTCTTCTGGCCAAGAGTCATAGCAGATGAATCCATAGCCGAATGGATCGAGGCCGTGCGCCTCCATGACCTCGATGGCACGTTGTACCGTCATGCCAACGTGCTCCCGCGCGGCAGCGCCCTTTTCAGCCACGGCCGAGAGAAAGCGATAGGCTCCGATTTCCCTGGCCAACTGCTTAGCCGCGCTGAGCTCTGCCTCGGTCAGCGTTCTGACCGCAGTTTTCTCACGGCCATCTGACGTGTTGATCGTGCCGGTGCCAGCATAAACAGTCGACCAGCGCTTCGCCGCGGTGCCGAGCGTTCGGTTATTGTCCGTCTCCGAGGCAAGCGCAGTCAGCAGCGGCAGCAGCGCTGCGTTACCTGAATGGATCAGCCTGACCCAGGAACCCCACACTCCGCTTGCACGCTCGCGGATATAGGCGCCTGCACCGGGCGTCATCGGATAGGCTACCTGCATGCAAAAGGCGCTGGTGTAAGCGAGCACATTCAGCACATGGAAGCCAGACGCGGGCGAATTGAGCGCGGCGCTGCTCATCCGATACCAGCCGGTCGTTAAGGTCGCATCGTTGAAGTCCTCACGAGCGGTGGTGCTGCCTAGATTCGCCCCCAGGCCAAAGCCACCGACCAGCGCCAGGCGCCCGACGGTGGAGTCGTAATCGCCTTGTTGCACGTCCAGCTCATGCGTGTGCGAGTTCACCGTCACGCCGTTTGGCGAGTTTCGGCCCAACTTGCCAGGAGTGCCTAGCGAGATTGTTCTATTCTCCGACAGCGCACCGCCGCCAGAGAGACCATTGCCCGCTTCGACCTTGCGCGTGGTTTCCACCGGCGACAGGTTGCCCTTGTGGAACAACTCAAGCCACGAGCCCCATTCAGCCCCAACGCGATTGCGGAAATAGATCACACCGAGACGCTGCGAGCTGATCGCGATTTGAGATGAATAGCTCGCGTTCCGCTCGATATGCACCACCTGAAAATGTTCTCCGGCAACTGGCGCATTCAAGGCGGTCGCGCCGGACAGGTAAAAACCCGTCACGGTTACCGCATTAAAGTCCAGGCCGAGCGATGGCACTCCAGACGAGCCGAGACCGAAGTCACCAACCTGCAGGGCACGCCCAGGCGTGGAGTCCGTCCTGTTCTGTGTCATCGATGCCAGCGCGGCCGTCCCCAGTTCGAGCGCAACGCGGGCGGCCATGGCATCGTCTGATGCGAGAAGGGACTTTACAACTGCCGAGACGCTGCCGTGGTGATAGAGCTTGCGCCAGATACCCCATAAGCCAACGCCAGTACGGTTGCGCATGTAGAAGTCATCGCTATTCGCATCGAAAGCAATCTGCGAGGCGTAGGTCGCATTCCGTTCGATGTGTATCAACTGGAATGGCTGGCCAGCTTCCGGCGAGTTTGCAGCCGCAGCGCCCGATAGATAGAAGCCTGTCAGAGCCACCGTGTTGAAGTCAGAAATGCTCGGCACACCGGACGACCCCAAGCCAAACGCTCCAACGGTAAGTAACTTTCCTTCTCCGCCATCAATCGGAGAAGTCTGCGTTTTACCTAGCACATACTGTGCGACACGCAGCGGAGAACTGTATTTGTTGCTGACCTTCCCAGCCTTTGCTTCAGGTTCGGTGGCGTGTTTCGCGTCGACGTAAGCTCGCGTAGCCAGCACTACACTCGGATCGATCTTCAGCTGAATGTTCTGAGTGCTGCTGACCACCACATTGAACCGCACGACTTGAGTACGTCCGCTGCCCTGGGCTAGTTCCGGCTTGAAGGTCGGCGGGCAGTTGGCAACAGCGACAAGGTCGCCAGCTTCGTCATACAGACCGATCTCGCGGATCCACCAGCCACCAATGTCCTCTGGAATCACCTGCTCGGCGATGATGATGGCGCTGTTGTTCGGATCGATACTCAGCTGGTTGAGCGGTGCGCGGCGGCGCTCGTTGATCAGCCCCGTCTGGGTGCGGCTGGGCATCGGTTCGGCACCGTTGGCATCGCCGACGCCGAGCTGAGTGATGTTCAGGTTGACGCCCAGGGCGGTGGCGTTGGCCAGCTTGGCCTCACCAACAGCAGTGAGCATGGCCATGTATTGCGAGTTCTGGTCTGCCATATCAGCGGATGTCCATGGTGTCGATGACGTGTTCGCGCGCGCCCCAGGCCAGCGTGCCGCCGACCTCGATGTCACGCGATGCGGGTGGGTAGACGGAGAGTTCGTCGCCGGTGGTGAGCGCGGCGCCTACGTGGGCCGTGCCGGTGACGTCCAGGCCGATGGCCAGGCCCACCAGGTGGCGGCTGACGGGCTTGGCGTCGTCAATCAGCCAGGTGAGTTCCTGGTACATCTCTTCGGTGATGCCGGTATCCAGCACGCCCACCAGCAGGCGGAACGTGCCGGGGGTGCCGAGGGGCTGTTCCTGCCACCACTCGCGCACTTCGATCAGATAGCCCAACGGCTCGACCACACGGCGCAGCGCGCCGATGGTGCCCTTGCGCGAATGCACGAAGTACGAGGCCTTGATGACTTCGCGCTTGATGGCTTCGGACCAGGTCGCGTCCCAGCGGTCAACCGAAAACGCCCAGGCGAGGTACGACAGCAGGTGCGCCGGACAGCGGTCGGGGTTGATCAGGTCGCGGATGGGGACCGGTACCCGCTCGATCTGTGCGAGCGCTTCGGCGGCCAGCTGCTCGAGCTGGCTGGCGTTGGGCGGCAGCAGGTGCCGGGCCGTCATGCCTGGGCTCCGACGGTGACACTGTAGCCGGTGCAGTACGGCGCCTGGGCTGCGGTGGCGATGATATCGACCCAGCCGGGCAACTCAACGCGGCGTACGCCCTCGATGTGCAAGGCGGCGTCCAGGGCGGAGCGGTTGACCTCAAGCCCTAGCCGCCGGCGCTGGCTGACCAGAGCGGCGAGTCGCTGCTCGGCGGCGGCGCGGATCGGTTCGGCCTCGGGGCCTACGGTGTTGAGGTAGAGCACGGCGTCGACGCGGTATTCCAGCACCTCGGCGGATTGCACGGTGAGGCGGTCGCCCACCGGGCGGCGGTCGTCGTCGCTGAGGTAGGCAGCGACGGTACCGAGCAGCGCCTGGTCGGCTGCGCCGTTGCCCAGCAGGGACTGGACGGTGACGACTACCACGGCGGGCGATGGGCTTTCAGCCGTGGCATCGGCTACTCGGCCATCGGCGCTTCGCGCGTGGAGGATGTAGCTGTTGCGCGGGCCGGCGGTGCTGAGCCCTTCCCAGGCCATTTGCGCGCGTTCGCGCAGGCTTTCGAATGACTCCATCACAGCTGGGGTTGGCGGCACGGCGCTGTTGTCCGCCGGGGTTACTTCCAGGCGCTTGACGTTGAAGTTGGCGGCGAGCTGCACTAGGTCGTTGCCCTTGGCCTTGGCCAGCATGGTGCCGAGTGCGGCCTCGTTGACCCGTTGCCGCAGCAGGGTTTCACGGTAGGCGTTCTCCTGGATGAGCTTGGTCAGCGGCTCGGATTCGAGCGCGAGCGTGGCGGCCACCTCGGCCTGCTGCTCGGCGGGCCAAAGGCTGATGGCGTAGGCCTTGCGCGCGGCGAGGATCTGTTCGTAGTCGATCTGTTCGACCACGTCGGGGTCGGGCAGTTGGGCCAGGTCGATGGGCGTGAAGGTATTCATGCGCTGGCCCCCAGGCGCAGGGGCACGCTGAGCGAGAGCGCTTCGTTTGCGTCCACGCGCGTGCCTACGAGCTCGAGCACCACTTGCCCGGGGCGGTCGCCCAGGAATAGCTGCACGCGGCTCAGGCGGATGCGCGGCTCCCAGCGCAGCAGCGCCATGGCGGTTGCGGCGTAGGCCTGCAGGCGCGTGGTGTCGTTGGTGGGCCAATCGATCAGGTCAGGCAGCTGGCTACCGTATTCGCGGCGCATCACGCGCGAGCCGATGGGTGTGGTGAGGATGTCGGCGATGGACTGGGCCAAGTGCGCGTTGCCCTCGATGGCGCGGCCTGTGCGGGCGGACATGCCGATCATTTCGGTGCCCCGGTATTGCTAGGTCCGCCCTGGACGCCGCCGTGCACATGGTTGACCAGGCTGATGCCGGCAGCGATGACGTCTTCGCTGACGGTGACCAGGCCGCTGATATCCACGTCGCCCAGGATGCTCACGCCGCCAGGGGCGGTGAGCTTGGCCTTGCCGCCTTCGGGCAGCGTGGCGGTGAGCGTGCTGGTGACGTGGTCGTAATCGATCACAGCCCCGTCCGGGTAGGTCCGTCGGCGCAGGTTTGCGCTGTTCGACGGCGCCGGGCGTTGCTGTGAGTAGAGCCCGACCAGGACGATGCCCTGAGCCGGTTCGCCGCTAGGGCTGAATAAGATGCACTGCTCGCCGACCGTGGGCGGGTCCCAGTCGCTGCTGCTGCCGGCGCGCTGGGCGAGCCATGGCAGATTGGGGATGCTGAGTCCGCCACTTTTGACCGTGCAGCGCGCAGCCTGATGGTCCACTGCGGCGATAGTGCCGAGGCGGATCAGGTTTTCGAGGCGGCGCAGGAGGTCGGTGATGTTCATGCCGCCATGCTCGCCTTCGCGTGCGCGTGGCGCATTGGTTGGGCTGTGTAGCGGTGGCCGTTACAGGGTCAGGGCACCAGGTGCGCGACGAGCTGGTCGCGGATCATCTCCAGTTCAGCATCACTGAAGCCGAGCAGCTGCCGGCGTTGGTACTGAATATCGGGCGAGTTCCGGCCCGGTTTGTCGCGCAGGCCGTACTGGTGGATGCGGGCCAGGCGCGATACGCGACCGGCGAAGCCGAGTGCGATTGAGCTGGCATCGCTTTGCAGGCGCAGGTAACGGGCGGTGCGCAGCTTGGCGAACATCTTGCGCTGTTTGATGCGCCCAGCCTTGGCGCGCAGTTGCTGGCGGGGCTTGCGCGGGGCGTAAGGGGTGCCGTCCGGGTTGCGCTGCGCGGCGATGCGCTGCTGCTGGCTGCGACGCAGTTCGCGGGCAATGGACTGGGTGACCTTGCGCCGCTCGGCGGGCTGCACTTGGTTGAGCAGTGCGCCGGCCCAGTCCTCAAGCGCCTGCAGATCGTCAGCCATTGCGGCGGCCTGGGTGCGGGGTGGCGATGTCGCCAATGCCCTGCCCGTGCGTGCTATCCCACTCAGCCAGTACCTCACCATCGGCGATTAACTGCCAAGGGCCGGCGGGCAGGTATTCGTCCAGCTGCGGCTCTGGTGGATGGCTGACGTGCAGCTTACCGTCATCCAGGCGCTTAACGATGACGCGCTCGGTGAGCGGCAGGGTGATGGACAGGTCCACTTTGCTGTTGTCGAGGATGTCGGCCTCGAATTTGATGGCGTCCTTGCCCTTCTCCAGGTTCTCCATCAGTTCGCGCTGGTTGACCAGCACCCAGGCGAACAGCGGGACGGCGACGGCATCTGGACTGCCGGAAAAGTCGGTGAGGATCAGGTTGAGCGTGTAGCTGTATTCGAACGAAAGCCCCGGCGCGGCGGTGCTTCGCATGCTGCCGGAGTCGACGAATACCAGCAGGCGGTCGGGGTTGCGCTTGAGCTCGGGGATTGCGGCCAGCAGGTGGGCGCGCAGGGATTCCGGCTTTTTCATGGCTGGGCCTGCTGGTGAGCGCGGATCATATCGACCTGTGCGGCGCATTTGGCCCAGGCGGTTTCGAGCGCCTCGGCATCGGCCAGCAGGTCGCCGTTACTGCTCGGCGCCGCCGGCGGCAGTTGACAGGGCGTCACGACGGGACAGCCAATGCTGATAATCAGCGGCTCCGGTGATTGCGGGGCGCTGGCGCAGCCGGCGAGCAGCAGCAGGCAGCAGCTGGTCAGCCCAATCGCGTAGTTCGGCATTTTCACGGCGTAGCTCCTGGATGGTTAGTTGGCGGGCGGCGAGCGCTTGGCGCAGTTGGCCGTGCTGTTCGTGCAGGCTGGCCTGGGCAGCACGCTCGGCGCCGAGCGCCTGCTCCTGCACGACGATGACGGCAGCCTGCCGGGTGTTGCGTTGTTCGGCCTGCTGCTGGCGATCGCTGGCGAGATCCGCGCGGGCCTCGGCGGTGGTGATGCGCTGTTGCTGCATCCAGACCAGCAGGCAGAGCGCGGCGACCAGGGCGAGGCCGTAGAGGAGTTGGCGGATGGTCACTTGATTGGCCCTTTCACTTTGAACATGAACATCGGCTGCGCGTCAGACCCATGAACAAGAGGGAAAAGCAAGCCCTCAACAACCGAAAAAACCAAGATCAGAGAATCAAGCGGCATCCACTTGGCAAAAACCAAAGGGGCCTCGCTATCAATATCGCCCATCCAGACAGGAATCCCGTAGTAACTACCGTGGATTGTACAGCCCAGGGCTTTGGCTTCTGCTGCTGTCGTGTAACCCAACGTCATGCGGCTTCCTCCTGCTCGCCGGCGAACTGGGCATAGGCCCGGGCCAGCTTCACGTCGTAGAGGTTTTTGGCGTAGGCAGGGCCGTTGTAGATCCGGGCGAACTGCTTCCAGCTGCGAGCCTTGAGCGCCTTATGCAGTGCCGGGTCGGCCTCGATAAAGCTGACGAAGGCGTCGAGCTGGGCGGCCTCGCTGAGGGCCATGGTGTCGGCGAAGTGCTGGGCGTCCAGGTAGCCGAGGCGCTGCCAGTGGTAACCCATGATCTGGAACAGGCCCCAGCTAGCGGACTCCAACGCGGCAGCCGCGTGGATCTGCTTGGCCTTGGCCAGGCGCTGGTGTTCGGCGGTGCCGCCGAGGTAGCCGCCGGGCTTGCGGTTGACCAGGGCGGGATGCTTAGCGGCGAGCGCATCGGCCTCGGCTTCGCTCAGGCCGTTGGCCTGCAGGCGGGCGTGCATCACGTGGCGCTCGAAGAGGATCACCGGGCGGCCGTTGGCGGCGAACCCCTCTCCCCTGCTTTCCACTTGGTTGACGGTCATGACGCTGGCCAGCGGCACGCCGAGGCGCTCGGCGGCCTGCTGCAGGTCCTGCCGCTTGAGGTAGCGCGAGGTGTCGTTGCCCCGGAGCGCGGCGAGTGTTTTGGGGCCTGCGATGCCATCGTCCACCAGGCCGATGCAGCGCTGGTAGGCACGCACAACGGCCTCGGTGTTGTCGCCGAAGTCGCCGTCGATCTGGATGGCGTAGCCGTCGAGCCTTAGTGCGGTCTGCAGGTTGCGCACGGCGAGGCCGCGCGAGCCGTTACGAAGGAGCTCGGTCATAGTTGGTCCGCCTTGCGATTGAAATGGCGCTTGGCGACGGCCCGCGTGAACTCGATGCCGAGCAGGCCGATGATGCCGCCGAAGAACGGTGCGGTGCTGAGCGGAATGCCGAACAGGGCCAGGCCATGGCTGGCCGACAGCGCGGCGAGGCCGCACATCAGCGATTCGAGGATTACCCGGCGCCAGGTGCCGCCGCCGTAGATGATCCGCAGGCCGCCCATGACGGCAGCGAGCAGGCCGGCGTAGATGGCGGGCCAGTTGTGTTCGAGCCAGGCGCTGAGCCAGGCCCATGTTTCCGGTCGGTCAGGCATGCGCTTCATTCCACTGTCCATTGATGATTAGTCCCATAGGTTCACCGCTTGGCGTTGCTCGGCGCGCACGGGCTGGTCGGGCAGCTGCACCAGCGTGCCGTGCGGAATGACGGGGCCGAGGTCGGCCAGGCCGGGGTTGGCATCGAGCACCTGCTCGACCACGCCGGCGGTGCGCCCGTAGTGCCGCCAGCAGAGGGCGTCGAGGGTGTCGCCCTGTTGGGCGCGCAGGCTGGCCATCAGATCAGCTCCACGGTGGTATGCACGCGACCGAGGATGCTGCGGATGGCCCAGCGGACATCGCGGCGGTATTCGTCGGCGGTTGGGGTAAGTGCATCGGCGCGCTCGGCACCGTCGCCGGTGGCGCTGTAGTCGCGGTAGCGTTCGGCCAGTTCGGCGCCGGCGCTGCAGTAGATGGCGCGGCGGTAAAGGTGTAGCAGCTGGCTTTCGCCCTGGATGTGCTTGGCCGGTACGTCGGCCAGCGCGGCATGGCCTTCGGCTTCACGCTGGGCCTGGTAGTCGGCGAGCTCGCGGTTGACTTCGATCACGGCATTGACGGCAGCGACTTCGAGGCGGGCATCGCTGATGCTGCCGTCCAGGCGCAGCGACTCGCGCATGTGCACGCCGTCCAGGTCAGGAAACCAGCCGTCGTTGGTTATCGGGTAAGGCTCGGCGCTGCCGCCAGTTGCGATGAATGCGCTCATGTTCTTGCCCTAGTTCGGCGGTGGTCGGGGCGTCACGACAAGGCAAGGAGAAGCCTGTCGATCAGCCCCGAGCCGCCGGGTGCTGGGGAGCACTCAGTTAGCGGATGGCTCGCCGGGACCGGTTTCGGCGCCCTGCTCGCCTGGGTCGGGTTGATCGCCTGCGCCCTGGTGGGGGTTGGGCGTCTCGTCGACTGGTGGCGCGCCGGTACCGGTTTCGGTTGGCTTGCTTTCCGCGTGTTTCTTCAGGAGCCGATCAACTCGCTCCAGATCCTTCTTGCCGCCGCAGTTGCTGTGCAGGTCGATGGCGCGGGCCAAATGCTGCTTGGCCTTTTCGAGATGCAACAGATCGAGGCCTACAGCCGCGTCGTCACTGACGCCACCGGCAAAAGCCTTGCCCAGGGCGAGGTGCAGCTTGGCGCGGGCCTGGTCGGGCATGTCGTGCTCAGCAGTGATGTCCGCTGCCAGCGTCAAAACGAAGCGGTCGAACGGTTCGCCGGCCTTCTGCTGCTTGAGTGCAGCGTTGGCCACTTCCTCGGCCAGTAGGCAGCCGGTGGTGCGTGCGAAACGATCGGGCATTTTCAGGTTGTGCTGCAGCACGTAGCGGCCAATAGTCAGCGCACTGACGAAGTCCCCGGCATCGATGCTCCACACCATGATGGTGGTGAGCACATCGTCCTGGGCGCCGTTGCCGGCGGACAGCACACCCTCGATATAGGGCGCGTAGGCCGGGATGAGCAGGCGCTTGAGCTCAGCCTTGCCCTGCTCCGATTGCACCTGCTTGAGGCGCAGCCGGTCCTGATTGAGTTGCAGCAGCTGCTGTTCGTAGGCGGTAGCGCCGGCCATGGAAATAGCCGGCGCTACCTCAGCAGCCTGCAGGGCTGCGCGTTTGCGCAGCTGGTTGCGTTGGGCTGGGCTGAGCATGGCTTACACCGCCTCGATATTTTCGACCAAGGCGACCAGACCGAAGTCTTCGATCACGAAGGCATCGTTGCTCGACTGGTAATCGGCGATGCGGTCGTATTCCGGCTCGTCCTTCACGTGACGGCGGCGAGCGCCTTCCTGGAAGTAGATCGACAGGTTGCTGAGCGTGGTGACCAGCACGGTGCCGGCCGGGAAGAACGGTGCGTCGACGACCGGCAAGCCACCAATGCGAGCGCGGGTCATGATTTCCTGCGCGGCGTTTTCTTCCTGGTTTGAAGCGGCGCCCTTCTCGACCGCGGCCAGCAATTTGTCGTGCATCAGGTCGCGGGAAAGCATGACGACCAGGTCCGGACGGCTGCGGTGCCAGGGCTCGAGCATCTGCACCGCATCGAAGACGACGCCGTCCAGGGTCTTGTAGTCGCCGGTGGCGCCGACGGTGACTTTGCCGGAGGCCGCGACGACTTCTTCCAGCACGCGGTCCGGCGCGCCGACGCGGATCTTCTGCAGCCAGCCGATGTTGACGTCTTCCAGCATCGGGCTGGTGGCGATATCAGTCGCCGGAGCGGCCGAGGTGCCGTTGAAGCCGATCATGATGCGGTCCAGTGCTTGGCGCTGCGCGATGGCGGCGGTGAGGCGGGTCTGGAAGTCTGGGAACTTGGCCCAGGCGTCGATCAGTGCGTAGGGGAACGCGCTGTCGAAGTTGGTCTGTTTGCAGGCGTAGCTGTCCTTGGCCAGCGTCTGGCGCTGGGCCGGGTTGCGGCGGTTGCCGGCTCCTGTGTTGGTGCGACTGGCGATCGGGCCGTTGACGCCCAGCAGGATCGCTTCGCCCTCTTGCTCGGTCACGCCGATGATGTTGATGCGGCCGAGAAAGGCGCTCGACTCCTGGATAGCGGTTTCCAGGCTCTGCTGCACCGACGGCAGGACGTTGAACTTAACGATGGCCGAGGTGATGCCGTTGAGCTTGGCGACCTGATCCAGGTAGCCATTGAATTTGAGGCGGGTTTCGTTGCGCATGGTGTTCTCCAGTGGGCGGGTCGGGGTCAGAACGCAGCCAGGGTCTGGCCATTGCCGCCCGATACCGGCGGACGCGGCTGTTGGTTGTGGTCCTGGGTGGTGCCGAGCTTCTGCTTGAGGGCTTGCAGGTCGGTTTCCAGCGCGGAGAGCTTGGTCTCGATGGCGTGGCGCGCGCCTTGCTCGGCGCGCAGTGCTTCGGCCTGGTCAGCGGAGTAAGTGGCGATCGCCTCAAGGGTCTCAGCCAACTCGCCGAACTGCTCTTCGTTCTGCTTGCCCTTGCCTAGCAGCTCGCTGACCTTCTTGAACAGGCCGGCCACTTTCGATGGGCTGTCGTCGATTTCTTCGAAGCTGAGCTCAGCCTCTTCCGCGGCGGAGAAAAGGTTGTCTTTGTCCTGCTTGCGGCTGGTCAACGTGCCGTGCTTGGCACTGAATTCCAAGGCTTCGGTGCCCAGGCTTGCCGGGCTATCGGTGACCGCCAAGCCGACCAGGTAGGCCTTGCCGGTGTCGGAAAACTTGGGCTGGATCTCCATGGAGGTGTAGATCTTCTGGCCCTTCTTGTTGAGGGCCAGCAGCGCGTCGTTGGGCTGGATCTGCGCGAACAGCGCGAGCTTCTTGTCACCGTTGACGTCGACTTCCTCGATCTTCAACGCGAGCACGTCGCCATAGGCGCCGAATTGCGAATCAGGGGACAGGCCCTTGATGTGCTCGACGTTGATGCGCGCACCGTAGGTGTCGCGGTTGTAGTTGGCGGCCATTTCCTCGAGCCAGCTGCGTTCGATTTTGCGGCCGTCAGTGGTCGCGCCTTCGACGCCGATGCGGAACCAACGGGAGCGGAATTTCTTCATGGGGGTCATGTCCTCAGGCTGGCCGCAGCGGGCGGCGTTAGCGTTGAGGGCATGGTCGGCAGCCAGCGCAGCGCGGGCAATCGGCCCGCTGTGTATGCGCGGCAGGTACAGGGCGCGGCACTAACGGGCCTCACGCGTGCGCGACACCATCTGCGCCATGAACACACCGACCGAACTCCCCGCCCAACGTGATAACCGCCGCCAGGCCAAATTCCTGTACTGGACGGGCTGGCGTATAACCGATATCGCCGACTACCTGGACGAGAAGGAAAAGACCCTCCACTCGTGGAAAACCCGCGACGAGTGGGACCGCGCCGACAACGTCGAGCGCATCGGCGGCGCCCTGGAGGCGCGGTTGGTGCAGCTGATCCTGAAGGACGGAAAGTCGGGTGGTGACTTCAAGGAAATCGATCTGCTGCACCGGCAGCTGGAACGGCAGGCGCGGATTCAGCGCTTCCAGGGCGGCGGCAAAGAGTCGGAACTCAATCCCAACCTGGACAAGCGCAACGCCGGGCCGAAGGCGGCGCCTAAGCGAAACGAGTTCAGCGAGGAGGATATCGAGAAACTCGAAGAGGCCTTCCGCGACGGGTGCTTCGACTACCAGCTCGACTGGTACCGGGCGATGAACATGCGCACGCGCATGCTGCTCAAGAGCCGCCAGATCGGCGCCACGTTCTACTTTGCGCGGGAGGCGCTGATAGACGCGATCCTCACCGGTCGCAATCAGATCTTCCTTTCGGCGAGCAAGGCGCAGGCGCATCAGTTCAAGAACTACATGCAGGACTTCGTGCGCGATGTGCTGGGCACGCAGCTGACGGGTGACCCCATCGTGCTGTGGAACGGCGCAGAGCTGCACTTCCTGGGCACCAACTTCCGCACCGCGCAGGGCCGCTCCGGCAACTTCTACTTCGACGAATTCTTCTGGGTGCATGGTTTCGACGAGCTGAACAAGGTGGCGTCGGGCATGGCGCTGCACAAGCACTGGCGCAAAACCTATTTCAGCACCCCATCCAGCATGGGCCATCCGGCCTACAAGTGGTGGACGGGCGAGCGGCTGAACAAGGGCAAACCAGCGGCGCAGCACATCAAGATCGACCTTAGTCACGATGCGCTGGCCCCCGGCAAGCTGTGCCAGGAAGACAAGATCTGGCGACAGATCGTGACCATTCTCGATGCCGAGCGGCGCGGGTGCGACCTGTTCGACCTGGACGAGCTGCGCTTCGAGTACAACGCCGAGCAGTTCGCTAACCTGCTGATGTGTGAGTTCGTCGATGACGGCGCCTCGGTCTTCCCATTGGCCGTGCTGCAACCCTGCATGGTTGACAGCTGGATCGAGTGGGATGAGGACTACAAGCCGTTCGCCGACCGGCCCTTCGGTGATCGCCAGGTATTGGTGGGCTACGACCCGGCCGAAACCGGCGACAGTGCCGGCCTGGTGGTGGTGGCACCGCCGCTGGTACCGGGCGGCAAGTTCCGGGTGCTGGAGCGGCACCAGTTCCGCGGGATGGACTTCGCCGCCCAGGCCGAGGCGATCCGCCGGGTGACGCGGCGCTATTGGGTGACCTATATCGGCATCGATATGACGGGCATGGGCTCGGGCGTGGCGCAGCTGGTGAAGTCGTTCTTCCCCGGTTTGACCACGTTCAGCTACTCGCCGGAAGTGAAGACGCGCCTGGTGCTGAAGGCCTACGACGTGATTCACAGGGGCCGGCTGGAATTCGATGCCGGCTGGACCGACCTCGCCTCCTCTCTGATGGCCATCCGCAAAACCACCACAGCCAGCGGCCGGCAGATGACCTACACCGCCGGGCGTACCGACGAAACCGGTCACGCCGACCTGGCCTGGGCACTGTTCCACGCCCTGCACAACGAACCGCTCGAGGGCATGACCGCCCAGAACACCAGCTTTATGGAGATCTATTCATGACCACCGACATCGCCGCCGCCCCTGCCACAGGTATCGAGGCCTTCACTTTCGGCGACCCCATGCCGGTGCTCGATGGGCGCGAGATCTTGGACTATCTGGAATGCTGGCTGAATGGGCGCTGGTACGAACCGCCGCTGTCGCTGGACGGGCTGGCGAAGTCGACCCGGGCGAGCGTGTTCCTGCAATCGGGCCTCAACTTCAAACGCAACATGCTCGAGCGGACCTTCATCCCGCACCGGCTGCTGAGCCGGCAAGCGTTCGGCCAGTTCGCCCTGGATTGGTTGTGGTGCGGCAATGCCTACCTGGAGCGGCGCCGTAACATGCTCGGCCAGCCGCTGAGCCTGCAACCGACGCTGGCCAAGTACATGCGCCGCGGCGCGGATCTGGAAACCTACTACCAGGTGCGCGGCTGGAAGGATGAACACGAATTCGCGCCCGGCACCATCTGCCATCTGCGCGAGGCGGATATCAACCAGGAGGTGTACGGGCTGCCGGAGTGGTTGTCGGCGCTGCAGTCAGCGCTGCTCAACGAGTCGGCCACCCTCTTCCGCCGGCGCTACTACCAGAACGGCAGCCATGCCGGCTTCATCATGTACATGACCGACGCGGCGCAGAAGGAAACCGACGTTGACGATCTGCGTACAGCACTGAAGTCCGCCAAGGGACCGGGCAACTTCCGCAACCTGTTCGTTTACGCCCCGAACGGCAAGAAAGACGGCATTCAGGTGATACCGGTGAGCGAGGTGGCGGCCAAGGACGAGTTCGGCTCGATCAAGAACATCAGCCGCGACGACCTGCTGGCAGCGCTGCGCATCCCGCCTCAGTTGATGGGCATCGTGCCGCAGAACGCCGGCGGCTTCGGCTCACTGCGCGAGGCCGCCGAGGTATGGGCCGTCAACGAGCTGGAGCCGATTCAGGCAAGGCTGCAGCAGGTGAACGAATGGCTGGGGGATGAGGTGATCAGGTTCAAGGAGTTCGAGCTGCCGTCCAAAGGCTAG